AGTATTAGCTGTAGTAGTAAAAGTATAAGGAGCAGCTTCTACTTTAGCTTTTTCTGTTAACTCATTATTTGCTTCATTTATCCATCTTGTAATTTCTTCATCGCTCCAAAAACCGGGTGTTGGTTCTAACAGTTCATCCCTCACTGCTTTTATTATCTCTTGGAGTGTCAAATGAGACACCTCCTATAACTGGCTTACCAGCAAATTTTAAATCATCAGCCAATCCCAATGCTATATCTTCTAACCTTTTATTCCAAGCTTCTTCTCTCTTACGTTCCTTTTCTTCCAATTCTTTAAATACTTCATCGAATCTCTCACGTCTATTTTTAATAAGCGTATCCAAAACTCTATTATCAAGCGGTCTAAAAGACCCATCTGGTTCCTGTACTCTCATAACCAAAGTTTGACCTTCAGGCATCAACATATCATGCACTTCATAACGTTGCACGTCAGTATTAAAAGCGATATATAAATGTTTATCTATTTCTTTAACCCTTTTGGCTATATGAAGAACATCATCAAAAATAGGTATAAGCATTTTACCACCTCTAAAAAGTAAAATATAAAGGGATAAAGCGCATGTACGCTTTATCCCGGTTTTACAGGTTAAGCCTCAGTTATATCTTTCAATACAGCATGTGCAGCCCTTAAATCAGTTCCAAGCTCAGAGAAATACTCAAATACTGCTTTGTATCCTGTTCCACTATCCCATTTGAGTATCTTACCGTCTTCCTCCATCCATTGAGGCTTTGCAAGTTCATATAGTGTTAAGTGGTTTTCATCGATAAAATAAATTGTATTTGGTGGAGCATCTTTATCAACAGTGAACGGTTTACCATTGTACTCAAGTGCTGTGAATCCACCTTCAAGGTCCATTGTATTTACATATCTCTTTAACGATGTAAGTAAGCTTTGATATGCTCTCCTTACACCATAACCACCTATGATAAGTGTTACTTCACCATCAGAGTTTTCAGAAGGTGCATCAAATGCTTGCTGCATCAATGTTTCAGATATAGACCTTAGCGTGCCTCCATTATCCAGAACAGTAGCAGCCCAGAACTCTTGACCAGCGTTTGCAGGATTTAATCCACCTACAGCACCAGTTTCATTGATTATATTTCCAAGACCATTTAGTTCTTTACCATAGTTGCCTGTCCTATATACGCCATGTGTTGCATCAGTTGTAATTGCTGCACCATCAATTGTTATCGTTTTTTTCCCTTTGTCGATAGCAGTTATTGTTCTATTTGTTGCAACAGCGGTTCCATCAGCCATAACAAGTATATCAACCTTCATACCAACTCGCAAGTTGCTCATTTTTGTGCTTGCATCAAGTGCGATAGTATTAGTTGCAGTAGAATTTGTAGCACATTTTGCAAGTAAGCCAGTGCCATCACCAAATAATTGTCTGTTTATATCCATAGCCATTGTATTAGCCATACCTTTTATTTCAGCGTCTAATGCTCTTACAAATGCACCTTTATCCTTTAAAGTGGTTTTTATTACAACTTCTGTGATAGCTATTTGACCCCAATTGTATTTTGGTGTGTATTTTGCAACTTTGTACTGCTGGTTACCTGCATCAGGCAATGGACCTTTCTCACCACGTGCACCAACACCCTCGTTAAAACCAGCATGTACAGGTATCACAAATTCTCTACCAAATAAAGCTTCAGAGTCTCTTTTTAATCTCTTGAGTAAAATAGTTTTTGTGTTCAATTGTTCAACAATCGCAGGAGCATAATTCTCTTTTAAAATTGCATCATAAGTAGTTAAATTAGCAGCCATTCAAACCAACCTCCTATTGATTTTGTAATAATCTTGCTAATGCAGCCTTTTTGGCTTCATCAAAAGTTTTAATCTGTCTTCCTCCTGCTGGAATACCGCCTCCACTTCCTTCAGGTGAAGGGAGTGTTCCAGACTGCTGTCTTTTTTGTGCTAAATATTCTTCAATAGCTTGTTTCTTTATCGCTTCAATGTCTGGTTCTTGGAAGTTTTCAGCTTTCCAGAGCTTATAAGCCTTTTCTAAATCAGTTATTCCATAATCAACAGCTGTTTGTAGGATTTCTACTTCGTTTTCTGCAAAGTCTTTATACTTTGCTGATAATTTTTCAATTTCTTTTTCAAGCGCCATATCTTCAAGCTGTTCTTCAAGTGTTCTGAATCTCTCTTCGTATGGGTCTACATATTCATCTGCAAATTCTTCTTCAGTTTCTTCTGGCTCGTAATACTGCTGGTCTAATGAAGCTAAATACTCTTCATACTGTCTTTGGAGCTCCTCAATCTTTTTTTGCCATTGTTTTTCGGCACGTGCCAACCTTTCGCTGATGATTCTGTTTACATCCTCTTGAGTAAAATATCTTTCTTGCTTTGTTTCCGGTGTTTTTTGCCCACCGTCGGCATAATTCACATCTCCTTGACCTAAATCATCATTACCGGCATTTACCCCTGCCGTTGGGTTCATGAATTCATCCATAACTCTCCTTGACCTCCCTTAAATATAAAAAAGCGTGTTTTTACTTAGAAACACGCTTTTTGGCGTTTATTCTGTTTAAAATTGCTTGTACTTTTGGACTTGATGTTTTTCTTTCAGTTTTAGGATGCCAGACAGAAGTAACTACAGTTCTGCCTCCTCTGTCACCTTTTTTATTTAAAATAGCCAAAGTTAATACATGGCTTCCAACTTTCTTCTTCCTCCATGCAACAATATTTCTTTTAGGCGGATTTTTATAATCTTCAACAACATAATTAGCTGTTGTTACAACCTTAATCGGCTTTTTCATACTTACCGCCTTCCTTTTTGTGCTAACTGCTGAAACCTTTTATTACCATACTTTTTACGTCCAATCCATGCTGCAAGAGCTTCAGGATTATACGCCCCCTGTTTGCGTAGGCGTTTCACTAATGCCCGGAATCTCGCTCCCGTTCCCAGTTTCGGTTTGCCCACCTCCAGTACCTCCTAACATATCAGCTAAATTTGGCATAACACCGCTATTTGGTTGTTGTAATAACTGCTGTAATTGTGACATCATTCCCCCTTGTTGCTGTAGAAAACTTTGATGTACGGCTACATGCTGCGCAAATAATTGTTTTATCTCGTCAGGTAATGCATCGTACTCTTCAGTCTTTCTAAACTTGTTGTGTTCATAAATATGCACTTCATGGTTCTCAAAATCTTCTGGCTCTTCATATTGACCTTGTTTCATAAGTTCATTTTCTCTTTGTGCTTGTGAAGTATCTAAATCAATATCATCGTAAATTCCTTCCACATCACCAAACTCAAGCAGTTTTAACACAACTTTCGGGTCTTGAATTATCCTTTGCTCCCACAGTGAAATAATAAATTCCTGTTTTGCAACTCTGCTTTGTGGCAAGCTTGACCCTGCCTGTACTTTTGCATCTACATCTTCCGGTATATCTCTTCCCATAAATGTAAACACTTCAACAGTATTGTTTTCTCCCACAATTCGTCCTACTCTTGGTTCTATATAAAACTGTCTTACAAGTCTTAATTTCAATGTTTCAACCTTTTCTAAAGCTTTTTCATAACTTTGAGCAGTAACAGTAAGCCTTGTATCATCCTGCTCTTGCAGGTATGCTATTGCAATACCAGACCTTAAACCTGCTGGAATTTGTGCATGTGATACTTCATGCTGACCTGAAACATCATAAAATTCACTTCTTATTTGGTCGAATTCTTTCCAGAAGGTAGCTGGGACATCAATTCCCCTAATTGGCTCTGGTCTTAAACCTGCAATAGGAACATATTCTATATTTTCACCCGGAGCAGAAGTAATTTGTGCCTCCAGCGACCCTTTAGGTACAAGCCATTTAGGTTTTGACATTAAATTTCTTATTTCAATTGCCTGTGAACGTGCCTTGTTATAGTTCATTTGAGGTTTTATAAGGTCTGTTACTACCGAATCACCCCAAAATCTGCCCGGAACTGGTATATGAGGGAAAGCTGCAAAAGGAAGTATGCCTTGTTCATAAGGATTGTCACCGGCAAAAAGTACTTTGTCTTTTACATAAACAACATATCTGCCTTTTGGATATTTGCTTGTTGGTCTTTGCCAAAATTCTTTTACAACAACACCTTTTCTAATATTTTGGCTGGTATTATCTGTTAATAAAAACATTTTGCCTTCAAGATATTGATTTACATTTATTGCCTCTGGCTCAACTTCTACACCATATTTTTCAGCCACATACTCAGCCGAACGGATTTTTACATGAAAACACCAATTCATTTCATCAATTGTTGTAGCATATGGGTCTGGATAAAATTCAAAAGGTGAGACAGCACTCAAAACCACCTCACCTAATCGTGTACCTTCATCATCTATGACTTCTCCGGCTGTTGGGTCATAATAAACTTTAAAAATACCTGTACCAGTAACAAGAGCCCATAAAAGAACTTGTTTTCTTATCTCATCCGTATTGGTTTTATCCCATAAATACTGCCTAATTTTTTCTGCTCCCTTAGCTTGGTTTACCCTATCTGGTTCATTACCAGTAGGTTGCACACCTATAATTGGCTTTTGTTTCATCAATTTCGCTAATTCAGTCCTGACAATAGGTCTTATAAAATTTACTGTCGTCAGTACTCTCCATTCTGGAACTATGGGTCTTTCTAAACTTTTAGTTACAGGATTCCATATAACCCACTGTTCTCCTAAGTAAAATGACAAATTAATAAGCCACTGTTTTTCAAGTGGCATTCTTGCGTTTTCTGCTTCCAATAATTTTTCGTCTAAATCCTGAATAAGCTGTTTGTCTTTTATTTTGTTTTTTATTTCATCAAAAGATATAACCATATTAATTCACCACACTTTACAGGTTATAAAGCCTTGCGTCTAAATCTTCATAAACAGCATTTTCTTGCATTTTTTTAGAATTTTCATCAACATTTTGAAGTGTTTTATACTCAACATAATCTTTAGCCATAATCCTGTCTAAGAGCATTTGCCTTTCTATAAACCACTGTCTTTTTTCTCTTTGCATTTCCATAAACCAATAAAAATTAAACGCCAAAACTATTATGACAAACAAATATTCCATCATTTCTCACCCTCCAATTCTTCTAAAAGCGATTCGATAGCATAATCAACATCCATCGGGACGATTTCACCATTTGGTTTAAACACTTTTGGTGCATAACTTAAAGCTTTTTTACCTTCTTCTGTTTGAAAATAGTTATAAAGCTCATTTTTTATTGCTTCTTTGGTTGTTTTACTCATTTTTTTACCTTTCTGAAAACCATGTTTTTTAGCTATTTTGAATAAATCATCTCTCGTCATCATAAAAAAATCACCTCTTTTTTGAGGTAAAATCTTGTTTATTCTCTAATTTAGGTCCTTCTAAAAAATTTTTGTTGTAAACTTCAGCTATTTCTTTGGCACAGTCCAAACATAAATAATCAACAGGACTTACGTCTATATAACCTCCTGTTTTAACTTGTCCACAAACTATACACGCACCTAACATATCAGTTTTTACAAGTTTCATATAAAGACCTCCTTAAAACCAACCACTTTCTTTTGGCTTTCTTGCATTAAATGCCCGCTCAATAGCAATTTCAAATATTGATTTTTTCTTTTCACTTTTAGTATGAGGTACAAACATTTCAAGAGCAGCATAAGCAGCAGCATCCACTTGGTCGTCGTGTGTTCCATTTGGGAACATCAAAAGCTCATTTTCAAAATCATTAAGCCATTCAGCACCTGATAAATGATATACCTTGCCATTTTCATACCTTGCTGCCAATGGCTGTGCTCTTGCCCATTTGTCTTTATCTGGCTCTAATTCTCTGATTGGTATTCCTTTACGTAAAACCATTTGTATAAGCGCTGTTTGATATGCAACTTTTTCTATTCCGACATATGCAGGTTTCCATTTGTAATAGTTATTAACAATTAAATCTACTTGGTCAGGTCCTTCTATTCTGGTTCTGATGTTATCTAAAAGCAATAAATCCGATTCAGGTGTGACTGCCCATGTCTGCAAAACAAAATAATCGGCAGTTTCTTTTGTACTTATTGCAGGGTCGCATACTTGGAATATCCAGCAGTGATTTTTGTGGATATATCTATTTCCATCAAGTACATAATAATCATTCTCTATTGTAAAGTGCTTAAAATACTGCTTCTTAAATAAACCTCCTTCAGCAGGTTGAGGTCTTTGTTGATACAAAGCTGTAAACATGTGATTTCCTAAAGCAGCTTTAATGCTTTCAATCTCTTCAAGTGAAAATCTTTCAGGCCACAGAGGTTCTCCAACTTTGCGACCTAATATGTCATTCTCTTCTGCCAATGCAGGAAGAGAAATAACATCCCATTTTTCACCATCTTCTTCAGCTTGTTTCAAAAGCCTACCAGCCAAATCATCTTCATGCCATCTTGTCATAACAAGTACTATTGCACCATTTGGAGCAAGCCTTGTTCTTAATGTTGACCTATACCAGTCCCATATTTTTTCTCTAATAATGTCACTTTGTGCTTCTTCCCAGTTCTTGACTGGGTCGTCTATAATAGCCACATGAGCACCTCTACCAGTAATAGGACCACCAACACCAGCCGCTGTTAAACCACCTCTATGGTCTTGTAAACCCCATCTTTCAACAGAACTTAAAGTTTTTGATATTTCAACGCCAAATATTTTTGGTCCCCATTCTTTAAACGTGTCTCTTGCAATTCTTGAAAAATCAAATGCCAATTCTGCTGAATATGAAGATATAATTATCTCTTTATCTGGATTTCTACCTAAAAACCATACTGGAAACTTTTTTGACACAACCTCAGAATTATGTGTTGGTATCATACCTTCACCAACAAGGAATAAATGAGATGGATGTTCAACTTCTATACATATAGTATCTGCGTAACCTGCTGGTTCAATATTAATGTAATTACCGGGCGATTTTGTCGCATTTCTACAGTACTTACGCTTTCTTGGCAGTGATGCAGCTTCAGAAAAATAAAATATAACCCTCCACTTATCTCCACATATTTTGCCGTATAAAGTTGCTGTTCCTTTAAGAATTGAACATTTAACTCCAAGAGAGCGTACTAACTCAGCTACATCTTTTGCTAAACGTTCATTAGTAGTACTAAATTCTACACATCCATTAGGTGCTACATAGCCATCAGTATCAATAAGTCCTTGAAGTAAAGCAATCCGTTGTTCCCTCGATGCACGCAGATATTGTGGTGGAATGTGTTTATTATCAAGTAAATTATTTTCTCTTAAAAGAGTTTGCAAACCAAGTATACCAGTATTTTTTTTATCTTTATGTGGTCTGGTAATAAAACCTTCTTCTCTAATTCTTGATAAAATATGTTCTTTATCTTCTTCACTTTGCGTAATAAAACCCATTGAACTTCTACCATCACCCAACCAAACCCCAAGTGTGTAAGGTGGTATAGGTAAATCACGTTCCGGCAATTCTAAGCCAGAATGCATTGGTATCATTGGCGCACGGAATTCTCTCATACGCTTTTGTCTTTCATATAAAAATTGTGTTTCACGAATGCTAAATACTTTACGTTTTCTGTCAAGTCTTACATACCATTCATGCGCAGCATCAGCAATTACACTTGTACCTGTGTCAGTAGTAATTTTATATACAGGGCGATTTTTCCATATAGGAGATACGCCTACTACTCTCGTAATTGTACCATCTATAGCAAACACTGCATCGCCCGGTTTTAAATCCTTTATTAATTTCCAACCATCAGGAGTAGGTACAGGTGTATCTAATGCTAATGCCTTACCAAATCTTGGTGGCATAAACACCATTAACCTTTTTAATTCTCCTCTTTCTACTGCTTCAAGCTTATCACACAGCAACTCTAAATGTTTTGCAGGCTGCCATTTACCACGACTTTCAAACTCAAGAAAAAACGACAAGTTTTCTCTCGCACTAAGTAGCATTATCTCTTGTAATTGTTTTTCTGAAAATTTCTCTAATTGCTTTTCTAACTTCAGGGTCTTTGAGCGCTTCTTTGTCGATTTCATATTTATCACCTATATTTGTAATATTAACAAGCGCCTTATTATCTGGCGGTTTAACGCCAATTCTATCTAAAATTTCTCTTATTGCTTGCATTGCTACCCACACATTTTTATCGTTCATCAACTGTACAAGCTTATGCGCAGCTTCTTCAGCATGAGCAATTAAAATTTTTTTAGACTCATTTAAGGCTTTTTCATGTAATTCCTGAACCATATTCTGAAATTCAGGCTTTTCTTTCCAGTATGCTATTGTTCTCAAAGTTACTCCAACTGCTTCAGCTGTTTCCTGCATTGTTTTACCAGCAGCAAGCATTTCAGCAGCTTTTAGATGTCTATCCGTGATTTTCAACTACATCACCACCTTGTCTAAACACTCCGTCCCCACCCTCGTTCACTATACATTTTGGAGTGTGACCCCTCCTGCAAAAGCAGGCAAAACCTTTTTAATCATATCGAAACATGAAAATCCTTTCTTGTACCATCAAGTCTTATTCTTGGACATCCAGTTTTAGAAGGCGGAAGCATCTTCTCTTCTGCGTAGCCACCCCATTCTATAAAAGACGCACTACTCACATAAAGTCTCTTAACCTTGTCAATCCTTTTATGCCTAACATCAGGGACAAGATAGTAATCTGCAAAACTTTGCATATGGTGTATGTGCCCTGTTATATAAATGTCTGCCAAAACAATTTCACTTGCCCTTTTAAGCATATTAGCTTTTGCACCTGCTGTCCTTCCTGCACCAGTCCCATGAGTACAATAAACTGTGTAATTTACTCTGCCATTGTTTTTGTAATTCCCAAGTTTTATATTTAAAAAAAGACCTTCTCTATCATAATCGCATTCTAAAAGCATAGAGAGGTCTTCAGATATATCATTTCCACTTTCTCTCCAAATTCTTTTTTCATGATTTCCGCTAACCATTCCTAAAATCCTATTTTTTATCGGCTTTAATAAATTAAAGGCATATTTCTTAGCCTGCTGTGGATTTTTTAATTCGCTGTAAACATCACTTATCGAATTTTTGGTAGCACAATTTAAAATGTCACCAAGCAGTATAACAAAAGCATTTTCCTGCTCTTTTACCCAATCTCTTAATTTAATAAATTTTTCTTCGTTAAAATACACATCGCCTATATGCAAATCAGAGATTGGAATTATGTACGCAAAATCTCTATTGCCTAAATCCTTCTCTATATATCGCAAAAATACACCTTCTTTCAGGTGAAAAATGTGTTTTAACCTGTAAATTGGTTAAAAAATAAAAGCAGGACAGTTTTTTGTTGTTTCTGGAGGCAGAAACGCCCTGCGCCAAAAACTGCACTTAATTCTTTTTATACCCAATATCA